GGAAATGCTTTTAAGTATCTTTATAGAAGAAAAGATAAGTCTGCCTTTAAACAAGATATCGAAAAAAGTATTTGGTACTTAAAAGATGCTTCTAAATATCCTAAAATAATAGATCTTTCAAATGAAGATAAAACAATTTTTATTAAAAAAATGGCATATATTATTTCTTGTGAAGAAGAAGAATCAGTTAGAAATATTTATATTAAATTATTAGATAATATAACATATAATAATTTATCTATATTTTCAGAAGATGATTATAATAAATTAATAGAATATGCAAATAAATATGAGCCTACATTCTAAAATAGAGAATTTTTTCATTTTTCATAGATATAAAAAAAATAATAATTCTTTATCTAAATTATATTATGAAGTTTTAAAAATTAATAAAAAAATTGATAAAGAATCTTTTTATACATATTCAGAAAATGAAGAAAAATATATTAGGCAAAAAATAATTCTTTTGCTTAAATTAATCGAAATTGGAGATTTTTATCATCCTAATTATAAAAATTATTATGATTTTAGTATACCATTAAATGATTATGAAAAAGATGAAGATAATTTAATTAATAAAAGAATAATAGAAAATAATAAGAAAAAACTTATTAAACGTATATTATATGCTAATAAGGCAAAAAAACTTATTATTAAAGTAAAAAATATAATTGATAAAAAAACAGCTTAATATAAAGTGTTTTTTTATAATGATAAATATTTTTATTTATAAAAATTATATTTATAAAATAAATAAACTAAAAAAGGAAAAAATATGGAAAAAATTATAAATGTTACAGATGTTAATTTATTTATCTTAAATGATGGTAAATATAATACTAAAGCTATTGCGATGGTTACCTTAAATGATTGCTTAAAACTAACCGGAATTAAATTTTGTATAGATGAAAAAGGAAAATGTTTTTTACGTTATCCAATTAATACCGGAAATAAACATGCAATTTCTTATTTTTATCCATTAAATAGATCAATGTCAGATGAAATTTTAGAAGCTATTAAAGAAAGATATTTTGAAATTTTAGATGATGAAAATGATAACAATAACTAAATATTAATGAAAAAAAAACATATTTGGAAAAATGCTGAAATTAAATCTTCTAAATTAAAAATGGAAGATTTGATAAAAAAGCCGGATAAGATAATTAAAAATTTAACTAAAATGAATCAATTAGTTAATGAAATTACTAATAATGGCAAAATAGAAAATTTTAATAATATTGAAACAATTTCTCAATGGAAAGAAACAGCTTTAAGATTATTACCTAAAAATATTTCAAAAGAGAATTTAGTATTAGTAAAAGATAAATTAAATGATATTTTATTTTATTGGAGAAAAAATGACTGAAATTGATATAAAAGATAAAAACTATACACCAGTTGAAACAAGTAGGATTTTAATTTGTAGTATTTTAGAAGATTTAGAAGATAATAAAGATAAATACTTAGAAAAGTTATGCCATTCATGGAATCAATATTCTGAAGAAGAAAAAGAAAAAGTCTATAATGCAATTTCAAAAACTTCTTCTAAATTATATAAAACTTTAGAACGTTTTATTCTTATTGATAAAATTAATAAATAAAGGCTATTTATATATGTTAAAATTGATAAAATTTGAAATTGGCCGAATTTATAAAGATAAAAATAATATTAATAGTTATAAAATATTAGATAATAAAGAAGAGTATATAGAAACAGAAAATCAATTTGGTATTAAAAAACATTTTGGAAAAACTTTAATGAATAATATAGAAACGGCTTATGATTTTGAAATGAATCCGTTTTTATATTCAGGAATTCAAAAAAAAGAAGATTTAGATTTTCAAATAATTTCTAAAAGAAAAAATAGAAAAGAAATGTCTAAATTACATTCAGAAAAAATTAATTTTAATATCAATTTTAATGAAATTTATAAGACTCTATAAATTAGATTAATAAATAATATAAAATGATATTTTTATAAAATAGGAAAAAGTATGGAAAAAAATAGATTAAGACAAAATTTATCTAGAAGAATAAAAAATATAGATGAAGAAGAAAATTATACCTCTTCTATTCTTCCAGAAGAAACCTCTGATGATGAAATTTCAAAAGAAATATCAATTATAAAAAAGAAAATTGATATAATTTATAAAAAATATGGTCAAATTGGATTAAAATTGATAGATAAATTAATTATTGATCTAGTACAAAAAATGGAAAGTAGACTTAATACTAATTCTATATTAACCGATTTAAATAGTAATGAATTAGAAGAAAATAATCAAAATAATCAAAATAATCAAAATAAACATTCTAGACCACAAACTAAAGTTCCAATTTTAGAAGAATCAAAAATAGAGAATAATGATAAAATAGATCCTTTATTAAAAAATGCAGCTAAAATGTTAACATCAAATAAAAAAACAGTAGTTGTAGAAAATAATTCTAATTCTTTTACTCCGGCTAAAAATACAACTAATATGGTTGAACATATAGATGATGATAATTCTTTTAATCAAATAGATGAAAATTCAATTAATCCTACTTCTATTAATGTAGTTCCTTCTGCTGAAGATCAAGGAGATCCAGCATTTAAAGGAGGAGATATGTCTGCTTTATTAGGTGCGGTAAAAATGTTTAAATAAAAAAATATGAATAAAAAAATAACTCCAAAAGCAAAAACATTAACATTAAAAATGTTAAATATTACAAATTCTAATCCAGAAGAGCATACTTTTTTAATTTCATCTTTTGATGTTATAGATTTTGCTACTTTTATTGTGCCTAATAATTATATTAAAATATCCTATACTTTAGTTAATGATATAGATAATATAAAAGTAGAAGAATATTCTTTAAAATATTGTGGAATACCTATTAGAATATTATGTGGTATTTCTTTAGATAATAGTATTCTTTATGAAAATTATCAATATTTAGATTGTAGAGAAAATTATTATAAAAATCAAATAAAAAATAATAAAAGAATTTGTAATAATGGAGTTGAATTAGACCTAAGTGGTAATGATTGTAATTATTATGAAGATGGAACTGATTGGGAAAATTTAGCCGGATTTAATGAAATAGTACCGAGCCAAATAACTCAAAAAGTAGAAAGAAATAAAAAAATAAATAATGATATTATTAAAGATTTTAATAAAAAAGAACTTAAAATTAATAATGATTCTTCAGATTCTGATGATAATTTAGAAAATAATTTAGTTATATCTTGAGGAATAAATAATGAAATATACTGATGCAGATAAAGAAAATTATTTAAATAGTACTTCTTCATATAAAAGTTTTTTAGATAATAAAACTGCATTATCTAAAATTACAGATAAAAATTATGAAAATTTAGAAAATTTATCAATTGAAGACCAAGAATCAATAAAAACTCAATTAAAAAGTAAAAAAATATATCATTGGATTGCTAAATAGAAAAGAAATAAGTATTATATGGATAAAAATATTAATGAAGCTTTAGATTATATGTTACTTAAATGTGAATATGAACCTATAGTTGATAATTTTAATTATTGTTTAGAAAAATTAGAATCAATTTTGACTTTACCAAGTACTAATGAAATGTTACCGGCTATTAATTCTATTTGTATTCCAATGATAGGTTTATTAGAAGCTAATAATGTAATTTCAGAAGGAACTAAAGAATTATTAACTCTTCAAGCGATGAATGCCTCTTCATTAGATGCAGCGGCACATAACCATAATATAGATAATATATTAGTTTATGTTTTTTTAAAAACTTTAATGACAGTTCCGGCTTCTACAAAAGCATATAAATTAGGTTTAATAAATCAAGATGGTAAATTAATTAAAAATCCTAAAACTAAAAATGAATTAGAAGCTATTTCTAATTTAGATTTATTAGGTTTTAAGTTAAGAAAATGGATAAAACCATATATTTCTAAAATGTCAATGTATTCCTGGTTAAATAGTGCTACCGCTCAACGTTATCAAAATAGATTATCTGGACCAGTAGATTCAATGTCTAAATTCTATACTATTAAAAGAGCAAATGATGATTTAGTTAAATTAATGGCTCAGAATTAAAAGTTAAATAATTTTAAAATAAAATTTTTAAATTATAAATGAAAAAGAAAATATGCACCATTAGTTCAATGGTAGAATCCTGCGCTTCCGACCCAGTGATGAGAGTTCGATTCTCTTATGGTGCTTTTTATTTTTAATAAATATAATAGTAAAGGAGAAATTATGACTATAGATTTATTAAAACCGGCAAAAGATCAAATAAAAAATGAAGATTTTACAATTGGAGTTCGGTGCTCCAACTGGATTAAACCAAGGTATTCCTTCTTCAGGAGATGGAATAGGTGTAATGCCAGTATTAGTTGGTGCTAAACCTACTAAAAGAAAAAGAAATAAAAAAAATAATATAGAAATTAAAGAAGAAAAAGAAATTATAGAAGAAACTGAAACTCAAATAAATAAAAAAATATGCAATATAAAATTGCCAAAATTAGAAAAATCTTTTATTGAATATGTAAGAGAAAGAAAAAATGAATACAGATGAGAAATTATTTAATCAATTAATTAAAGAAAATTCAACAAAAGCAACCTTAATGAATAATGGTTGCTTTTATTATTTTCATTATAAACCGACTTCTTGGATGAATCCTAAAAGAAATATAATGCTTGATTTAAGTCCTCTTATCTTTTGTATTGGTCCATCAAATGGAGAAAATTTAATAGAAGGATTAAATTTTAGGCATTTACCTATTTTATTTAGAAAAAAAGTATTAAACGCCATGGATAGTGCTTCTTCTATTATAAAAAGTAATACTAGAACAATTATATCAAGAGAAAAGATATTAAGTATTGATCCTCAAGTTATTCAAGCTATTCGTAAATATAACTTGAAAAATATATCTAATTGTATGTTATTAGATAATAAAATTATGCAAGAATTAATAGAATTTGACATAAATAATTATATAATGTCTTCAGTATTAGAAAATAATACTAAATTTGAATTAAATAAACATAAACATCATTAATAAATAAACTAATATGGGATATTCAGAAGAATTTCAAAAATTATATAATAGTGCATCTTGCTTAACTCAAAATTGGGATTGGTCCCAAAATAGGTGGTTTGATCCTGATTCAAATTGTTCAAAAGCCGAAATAGCTTTAATATCTTCATTAACATCTGAAGCATATAACTTAGCTGGATTAGAATGTCAATATTTTATCTATAAATATGATACTTCTAAAGATCCAATTTTTGGTGAAGATTCTACTAGAGAAATTGTTAGAAGGTTTATAATTAGTGTATATTCTCCTTCTTTACCGACTTTTCAAACAACATATAAATTACAAGGTATGGTATATGAAGAAATGTTTACCGTACAAACTACTATTGAACATTTTTCTCAGGCTTCTCAATATTCATATAGTGAAAATGTTAAAGATAGAATTAAAAAATATGATATGATTGAACCTTCAATTGGAGATTTAATTTATTTTGATAAAATAGATTTATACTATGAAATTATAAATGTTAAAAAATTTACATCAGATTCTACTTTTTTAACTGCTCCTATTACATATGAATTTATATTAAGAGTTTGGAGAAATGATCAACAAATAGCAAATCCTATAGATAATGATGATAAAATGGAACATTTAGTTGATTATCAAAAATTATCTGATTATTTAGAAATAAATAATGATTTACAAGAATTAAATAAAGAAGTTAAGTATATAAATAAAAATGAAGAAAGAACTGCTAATATAGATCCATTTGGTGGTTGGGAGAAATAATAATGTTTGATAAAAATGAAAATTTACGTTCTGAAGGCGAAAAAATAGCTACTACTCAAGAACAGATAAATGAATACTTAAAATGTTCTCAAGATATATTATATTTTGCAAATAATTATTTTACTATACAAACTGGTACTGGATATTCAATTATTAAATTAAGAGAATATCAAGAAAGAATCTTAAAAGCATTAGTTGCTCCGGCCGAAGATAAACCAAATTCTATAATATTAAGTGCCCGCCAAATTGGGAATGTATTTCCTATGATTCTTACATAACGGTAAGAAAAAAGAATAGCAAAGAAAAAATTAAAATAAAAATTGGTGATTTTTATGAAATGATTAATAAAAATAGTAAATTAAAAGAATAAAATTTTTATTAAATTGTAATTATTATAATTAGTGAAATAGGTTTAATTAAATGTATAAAGAAAAGTTTGAATGCCCATTATGTAATAAAACTTTTAGTAGTAAACCAGGGTTTATGAAACATTTATCATGTACACATAAATTAGATATTAATGACATAAAAAATTTATATAATGATAAAATAAAAGAAAAACATAAATGTTTATGCCCTAATTGTAATAATTATCCAGATTATGAAACTTCTAAAAAATATCATGGTTGTTGTTCTTTTTCACATATGACTACTTATAATAAATTGAGAACTGGTAAAATTTATAAAATTAAATGTGAAATTTGTGGAGAACCTTTTAATGATTATAAAAATTTAAGTAAACATTTACATCATAGTCATCCAGAGATTAATAAAGAAGATTATTTTATGAAATATCTTTGGAAAGAAGGAATGTCTTCTGGTAAATGTTTATGGTGTGGTAAAGCTTTAAAATTCAAAGGTTTAGAAAAAGGTTATTATAGATTTTGTTATGATACTAAATGTAATGTATTATGGAATAATAAAAATACAAATAGATTAGATAAATTTAAAAAAAGTTTTAAAAAAACTAGAAATAATTTAAATTGGGCGGTTAATACACAATTAAGTTATTGGTTAAATAAAGGTTATTCAGAAGAAGAAGCTCAAATTAAATTATCTGAAAGACAAAATACTTCATCATATGATAAATTAATAAAGATATATGGGCAAGAAAAAGCTTTAGATATTTGGTATAATAAACAAATGAAATGGATGGATAGTTTACAAAAAAGTAAAAATAATTTTAATTGTATTTCTAAACCTGAAATTGAATTAGGACAATCTATCGAAAAATTAATGAATATTGAATTACAAAAACAATATCCATTAGCCGATAATACTAAAGCCTACTTATATGATTTTCGTTTTAATAATAAACTAATAATGTATAATGGTGATTATTGGCACGCTAATCCTATTAAATTTAAAGAAGATTCTATTTTTTTTAGAAATAACAAACCAATTTTAGCTAAAGAAATTTGGGAAAAAGATTCTAAAATGTTAGAAATAGCTAAAAAAAATGATTTTGAAGTACTAATTATTTGGGAAACAGATTGGAATAATAATAAATCCGAATGTATTAATAAATGTGTTAATTTTTTAAATAATAAGTAAAAATTGGCGATTTTTATAATATGATAAAAGAAAAATAATTATAAATAAAATCAGTAAATAAAATAATTATAATTTTTTTTATATATACTTTATAGGAGAAATTATGATTTATTTAGAAGAAGATGATACCATTTGGTTTATAGAAATAAACTCTAAAAATAAAAAAATTAATGTACAAATAGGATATATTATTAATGAACCATATTTTAAGAAATATGATAAAATTTATTTAGGTGTATCAAATTCTGCCTGGAATATTAATGATGATATAAAAAATTATGATAAAAATTATGGTTTATCATTAGCATTATATAGAGCATTTAATAATACTTATTTAGCATTAAAAGCTTTAATAGGAGATGACCAAGCTCAAGAATTAATAGTAATATTAATTAAAAAACTAAAAATAAAATTACCTCAATTTAATGATACAATAATACAAAAAGTTATTAATGATATTGAAAATTTTGATTTAAGAAAAATATAAAATAAAGGAGAAAAATATGAGTAATGAAACTATTGAATTTACTGGTATTATGGTTAAACATAGTCCGGTAATTAAAAAAAATGATGTTTTTGCAAATTTACAGATTAAGACATCTGAAGTAGGAGCAATTAGAACCTTCGTAAAGCCATTTCAAAATGCCGGTGTAGAAGGTTTATCAGATTTATTTAAGGAAGAATATTTACCATGGAATAAAATGAACATACCATTAGGTGAATATAATCTTTATTATAAGGTAGTATTTGAAGGTGTAGAATTTGATGCTAAATTAGTTAATATTGCAGTAAATAATAAACGTGTAAAAGAATCTTCTGTTACTGATTATCTTTTAACTTTTGATAAATGTATAGAAGAAAATGATGCTAAAGTATCATATTATATTAAACATAAAGAAGAAGATGAAAACGGTAAAATGCAATTAGTCCAATATCCTGTTACTTTAGAATCCATTGAAGGTATGCCAGGAACAAATATTTAATTAATAGATAAAGATAATTAAAAGGAATTTATGACAAAAGAAATTACATTTGAAGAAGAAGGAAGAAATAAACTATTAGAAGGAATTGATAAATTAGCTAATGCGGTAAAAACTACATTAGGTCCTTCTGGTCGTTTAGTAATGATTCAAAAAAATGGAAAAGCTCCTTTAACAACTAAAGATGGAGTAACAGTAGCAAGATCGATAGAATTAAAAGATCCTATTGAAAATATGGGAGCTCAATTAGCTATTAATGTAGCTTCTAAAACTAATGATGTTGCCGGAGATGGAACTACAACGGCAACAGTATTGGCTCAAGCAATTGCGCATGAAGGTATTAATGCCGTAATAAAAAACGGTCATAGACCATCAAGGATTAAAACTGGGATAGATTATGCGGTTAATACTATCTGTGAAGAATTAGATAGAAATTCTATTAAAATAAATGATCATGAATCTATTAAAAATGTAGCTGCAATTTCAGCTAATAATGATTATGAATTAGGTGAAATGATTGCTAAAGCAGTAGATAAAGTTGGAGTAAATGGCGTTATTCGTGTAGAAGAATCTAAAAATACTGAAACTCAATTAGATATTGTAGATGGTTTACAATTTGATAGAGGATATTTATCTCCCTATTTTATTAATAATGCATCTAAACCGATTTGTGAATTAGATAATCCTTTAATTTTATTATATAATCATAAATTATCTTTATTTGAAGATTTTAAAGATTCAATAGTATATGCGGCCTCTCAAAAAAGACCATTCTTAGTTTTTGCTGACGATATTGATGGTGAAGCTTTAACTACTTTGATTTACAATCATACTAATAATAAAATTCAATGTTGTGCAGTAAAAGCTCCCGGTTTTAATGATACTCGTCCTGGATTTTTCCAAGATTTAGCAATGATGGTTGGTGGTACATTAGTATCAGAAGAAACTGGAACTAAATTAATGGATTTAGATCCTAAAATGATTTTAGGTAGTGCTAAAAAAGTAATTATTACAAAAAATTCTTTTACTGTTATTGAAGGCAATGTTGATGAAGAAAAACGTCAAGAAAGAATTAAATTAATAAAAAATTTATTAAAAAATTCTAAAAATCAAATGGAATATATTCATTTAGAAAATAGATTGGCAAAAATTGATGGTGGAATTGCAATTATTCATGTAGGTGGTACAACCGAAGTAGAATTACGTGAAAAAAAAGATAGAGTTGATGATGCAGTACATGCAACAATGGCCGCTATTGAAGAAGGAATTGTTCCAGGAGGCGGAACGGCTTTATTAAAAGCTTCAATTAATTGTCGTGATATGTTTGCTGAAACTTGGGATAATAGCGTGGTAACTGGATATAAAATTATTATGGAAGCTATAAAAGCTCCTTTAATCCAAATAAATGATAATAGCGGTGAATCCGGTACAACAATTTCTAATACTTTAGAAACTAGATATATTGATGATTTAAATAATAATATAGATATAACTAATGCATTAAATTTTGGATATAATGCTAAGACTGAAACATATGAAGATTTAATTAAAGCCGGTGTTATTGATCCAGTTAAAGTTACTAAAACGGCATTAAAAAATGCTGCTTCAATTGCTTCTATGTTATTATCAACTTCATGTGTTATTAATGATAATCCTGAAGATTCTAAAGTTTATGCTCTTCCGCAAATGGCAGATATGTCTCAATTACCACAAATGTAAAATAAGGAAAAATAAAATGAAAGATTTTAAAATTATTTCAATGACTACTAATGATAGTATATTAAAAACCTCTTTTTTTGATGATATTAATATTGAATTCTATCCAGGTATGAAAAATACTTCAGATACAATTATGATTTTTGAATCTTCAGGAAATCCTAAAGATTCTAAATTACAAATATCTGATTATACTAGAAAATTCACAATTTCTTATACTAATTGTCTAAATTTAGATAATTCAGAAGCAAAAGAATTTATATTATCAGATTACGCTCAAACAATTAATAATTCTACTAGAAATACTATTAATTTTATTAAATTAATAGATGATATTTATGATTTTTTAAAATTCTGCTATAATGAAAAAAAAATTAAATCATATGGAAAAACAGACAAAAAAAATGATTAAAATAAAATAAATTGAAATTATAAATATATTAGGATTTATAAAATAATTAATGACCTGGAGGTATAATATGGGAGATGATTTTTTAGAAGAAGAACCATCAATGGAAATGGATCAAGAATTATTAGAAGAATTAGATTTTGATAAAAGTCCTAATTTAGGTCTTCTTGACTTCCCTGAAGATGAAGAATAAGTAAAAAATATCATTTTTAATAAAAAGAGCAACAAAATTGCTCTTTTTTTAGTTATTTATATAAATAAGTGTACAAATAACTAAAAATAATGTATATTATACTCATGACAAACAACATGGAGAATTTTATGAACAAACTTATTTTTATCCTTCTTA